GTGAGTCTCTAAAGTTAGACCCATCAGCCTTAATAACTCTTTATGAAATAGATGTAAGCGAGATCGCTTCAAATATAACTCTACAAAAATCTGATGTGCAAGTAGGTGCTGAACCATTTAGGTTTCATAATTTAAACAATCTAAAAGGTTTAAGTTTAAAGTTTCAAGGTAATAACTATATATCGTTCCCAATTCAAACTGAAGGATTTGAAATGAACTCAGCAGGAACATTACCCACGCCGACTCTGACAATCTCTTCAGTTGAAGGCATGGAGGACAACGCTTCATTTTCATTACTTAAAAGTAACTTTATTAATTTAGAAAATTTTGTTGGTGCTAAGGTTACCAGAATAAGAACTTTCGCAAAATTTTTAGACGCAGATCAAAACGGAGACACTATAGAAGGAGTAGGGTCAGAAGCTGATCAATACGCAGAGTTTCCTAGGGATATTTTCTTTATTGAAAGAAAGTCAGGAGAAAATAAATACAACATACAATTTGAACTTTCTTCTATTTTTG